TAAAGACAATAAGAATCATGTTGGTTGGAGAACTCGTCCAGACAACTTATATGCTATGGGTCCTCTAGATAACTTAGTAGGTATGCAATATCGTATTGACCATTTAGAGAACTTAAAAGCAGATGCTCTAGATTTAACTATACATCCACCGATTGCAATTAAAGGTGATGTAGAACCATTTGAATGGGGTCCTGAATCAGTAATTCATATTCCTGAAGATGGTGATGTAAGTATGATGCCTCCTAATCCTGCTGCTTTCCAAGTTAATAATGAAATAGCTGCTTTACTAGCTATCATGGAAGAAATGGCAGGAGCACCTAAAGAAGCTATGGGCTTTAGAAGTCCTGGTGAAAAAACAGCATTTGAAGTACAACAATTACAGAATGCTGCAGGCAGAATATTCCAACATAAAATTAACCAATTCGAGGTTGAGTTCTTAGAACCAATCTTAAATACCATGTTAGAAGTTTCTAAACGTAACATGGATATTGTAGAAGTATCTCGTGTAATGGATGACGATCTCGGTGTAGCCGACTTCTTATCTATTACTAAAGAGGATATAACAGCAAAAGGTAAACTCCGTCCTATTGGAGCTAGACACTTTGCTGCTCGTGCTCAACTTGTACAAAATATGCTTGGTGTCTTTAATAGTCCTATGGGACAAGTTATTGCTCCTCATATATCTGCTAAACGTCTTGCTAAGATGGTTGAAGAATATATGGGCTTTGAACAATATGAATTTATTAAAGATAACGCTGCTATATTTGAACAAGCAGAGACTCAAAGACTTATAAATCAAGTCCAACAATCAATTCAAGCTGAACAAGAGCAACCTGGAATGGAAGAACAGTTAATGGCTGAACAAGCACAGACACTGGGAGCAGGACAGGAACCTCAAGTTTAACTTGACTTTTTAATGAAATTATGGTATACTATTATATATGGATCTAAAATCAGATAAAGCTAAGTCGCTTACTAAAGATCAAGTATTTAAAGAAATAAAAGATTATCTAACAGAACAGATTGAGTTGTCAAGACGTAAATGTGTAGATGAAGATAATTTCTCTTTTCCTGCATGGTCTGAACATCAAGCATTCCAACTTGGCTTTCAAAAGGCTTTTACTAAACTATATAATCTTATTCCTGACCAAGGAGAAAAATAATGGCTGAAGATAATAATACACAAGAACAACAACAAGAACAAGTTTCCGAGTCAACTACCCAAGCGACTCAGCAAGCAGATACTTCTACCCCTAAGTTTGAGATTCCGACAGAAGCTCTAGACTTTGTAGGTGAAGGTAAAAAGTACAAATCTGCAGAAGATGCGTTGAGATCTGTTCCTCATGCACAAGAGCACATTAAAACCCTAGAGGAAGAAATGGCTCAGCTAAAGGAAGAACTCACAAGACGTAAAACTGCAGCAGAACTACTCGATGAAATGAAGTCTGGCATTCAACCAACAGAGGCTACCCCTCAAGGTGTTGAATTTGATCAAGATAGATTAATGCAGTTAGTTAATCAAACTATTGAGCAAAAAGAGCAACAAACTAAAGCTAAGCAAAATGCACAAACAGTAGCTAGTAAGTTTACTGAACAGTATGGAGCTCAAGCTGAAGCTGCTTATAATAAGATTGCTCAAGAAGCAGGACTGACTGTACAACAACTTAATAACTTAGCTGCAACATCTCCTAATGTTGTTATGAAGCTTGCAGGATTTGAAACTAAACCTACACCAGTAGGTAAACCTTCAAGTTCTATTAATACACAAGCTTTAAACAATACAGCTAAACCAGAAATGTCTGCTAGAGTGCCGAGAGGAGCTTCTACTAAAGACATGTTGGCAGCATGGAGAAATGCAGGTGAGAAAGTTAAATCTCAATTATAATAAGGAAATATTATGTCACAATTAACTAGCAATACTACAGCTTTTATTGAAGCTCAACAGTATTCACAGTTTATTCTTGAGAACTTACACGACTATCTATTGCCAGAAGGTATGTGGAGAGATGTAACTGACTTCGGTTCAGGTACAACTCTTAACATCAAGACAGTAGGTACTGTAACTCTTCAAGATGCTGCTGAGGATACACCTTTAAACTTCTCTCCTATTGACACAGGTAACTTAACACTTGCTATTACTGATTACATCGGTGATGCTTGGAAAGTTTCTGATGACCTTCGTGAAGATGGTTCTCAAGTAGATACACTCATGGCTATGCGTGCTATGGAATCTACTCGTGCATTAGGTGAAAACCATGAAACTAAATTCTTAGCTGCTGCTAACAGTGCTCACACTGCTGCTAACGCTAACTTAGTAAATGGTCGTCCACATCGTTGGGTTGCAGGTGGAGCAGGTGCTTCTACTCGTAACATGACATTAGATGATATCATCGCTATGAAATTAGCATTTGATAAAGCTAATGTTCCATCAGGTGGTCGTATCGCTATTGTAGACCCAGTTGTTGAAGCTACATTGAACAGCTTACAAAACTTAGTAAACGTATCAAACAACCCAATGTTCGAAGGTATCGTAACAGAAGGTTTTGCTCGTGACCATAAGTTTGTAAGAAACATCTTTGGTTTTGACATCTACACTTCTAACTTCTTACCATCATTAACATCTACAGAAGCTATCGATGGCTCAGGCTATGGTTTAGCTAATGACACAGGTGAAATTGGTGACAAGGCTAACGTATTTATGTGTGTTGCTGATGACTCTTGCAAGCCAATCATGCACGCATGGAGACGTGCTCCTAAAACAGAAGGTTGGAGAGATCAAGAAGAAAGAGCTGACAAGTATCAAGTTACTTCTCGCTTTGGTTTCGGTGCTCAACGTGTAGATACACTTGGTGTTATTTTAACTGACGAAGCTACATACTAATAGGGAGACGAAACAATGAGTTATGAAATTGATGCTAAACGTGGAGTAGCTAACCACTACGGAGCTAGAACAACAGATGGCAGTAAAGGTGCTCAAACAGCATCTACAGGTATTATCAAAAGAGCCCAATGGGACTTTGCGTATAATAACCTTCCTGCTTCTGGTACTAGCAATTTACAATTTGTTATCCCTGCAAACGCAACAATCGTTTCAGCTAAGTTATATGTTGATGTAGCATTTACTTCTACATCTACTACAACTGACTTAGTTGTTGGATTGTATACTTCTGCAGGTGCTGCTATTGATGCTGACGGATTAATCTCTGCTTCAGAGGCTACTCAAACAGCTATTGGTACAGCAGGTAACGTTGTTACTGGTGCAGGTGCTTTAGTAGGTAAAACAATCGGTGCTACTGCAGGTGAACTTGTAGTTGCTCCTAACGTTGATGACCTATTAACAGGTAAAGGTCGAATCGTAGTTGAATACGTTTACGACAAAAACTAATTAGGATAGGGGTCTTCGGACCCCTCCTAATCTTTTAGGAATATATATTTATGACAATACAACATAATGCTATAGATGATCCAGATATACATGAACCCAAGGGTGTAAGCACTGCTACAGCAGGTAGAGTATATATTTCTAATGGATCAGGTTCAGGTACATGGGATTACCCCCCAGGTAAAGCTCATGCTGAAATCTATATATCAGGGGGATCAACTGCTCATACATTAGCAGGTGCTTCTGCTTATTCTTTACTTAATCCAAGTGGAGAATGGACAGCTTCAGGTAATGAAGACATTCTTACAGTAACTCCAGGTAATGGTATTATTACTCTTAACCAAGCAGGACATTACTTAGTAACCTTTTGGATTAACTTTACAACAACAGCTATTGCTTCAGGATCTGCTTATAACTTTAAGTATGCTATTGATGGTTCAGTAGGAACTAGATTAAGTTCTGTTGTTAAACCTACTAATGGTGTTGATAAATTAACATTATCATCAACAGGAACTGTATCAGTAACAGCTAATCAAACTCTATCAATATTTGTAGGAGGAGACGGAACGTCTTCAGGACAAAACATAACACCTACTGAAGCAGGTTTAATAGCTCTCTTCTTAGATTAGGAAATAAATTATGGCTAAAATGACACTACTTGAAATGGTACAAGACATCATGTCAGACATGGATTCTGATGAAGTCAATAGTATTAATAATACAGTTGAAGCCCTACAAGTAGCTCAAATCATTAAATCAACTTACTATAATATTATAGATGGTAGAGACTTTCCTTTTCTATATGAAACATTTCAATTAGATTCTAGTGGAACTACTTCTAGACCTACTCACATGGATCTTCCAGAAACTATTATTGATCTAAAAACTATAAGTTATAACTGTAGGAAATCAACAGATACAAAAGACAAGTACAAAGAGATTCTTTATAAAACACCTGAAGACTTTCTTTATATCTTAAACCAAAGAGATAGTTCTGCATCTAATGTAACAACAGTTACTGATACGACAGGTATTTCTTTATTAATTTACAAAGACAAAGCTCCTCAATACTTTACTTCATTTGACGATGATACTCTTGTATTTGATTCTTATGATAACATTGTAGATTCTACTTTAGTTAAAGCAAAGACTCAATGTCATGGTAAACGATCAGTTGCTTTTACTTTATCAGACTCTTTTACACCAGATCTTCCTGTTCAAATGTTTACATACTTACTTGCTGAAGCTAAGTCAACTGCTTTTGTAACATTAAAACAAATGGCTAATCCTAAGGCTGAACAAGTCTCTGTATCACAAAAACGTAGAATGTCTCAGGAAGCATGGAAGTTAAAGAATGGAATTACCTTTGGTAATTATGGTCGTAAATCAGGAGTGAAAGGAAAACCTAACTACTAATGAGCCAACTAACATCAAACACACAAGCCTTTGTACATTCACAACAGTATGGAATGGTGAAGAAACCTGGAGTGAAAGTTACAAATCCGTTTAAACAGTTTCAATTAAAGAGGAAAAAGAAATGAAAACTATGAAAAAGAAACCTATGAAAAAAACACCTATGAAGAAAATGGGTAAACCTAAGAAACAAGGATATTAATCATGGCTCTAATGAAAAAGTATAAACAACCTTCTTATGAAAAGGCTAATAAAGAAGCTAATAAAAGGTATAGAGATAATTTAACTAAACCTAAGTATGTTCCTACTGATACTACAGGAGGTCCTAATTATGATGTCCCTCGTAAGTCAACAGCTCCGTCTACTTCAGTAGTAAGACAGTCTGATGATGTACTTAGACAGGGTCCTAATTATAAATCTAGTACAAAAGATACTACTTCTTCTGCAGAAAAGTATGCTAATAATCCTGTTGTACAAGATTATGTAAATAATTTAAGTGCAAACAAAGAAGTAGCAACAGGTTCTTTATCTACAAAATCAGAGGCATCTTCTACAAGTTCTGAAGATCGTATGTCATGGGCTAGAGAAGCTGAACGTAAAGCTCGTAAAATGATGGGAGGAAACTAATGGGAGATTTATATAAAGGTAAAAAGCCTAGTGAAATGACGGCTGAAGAAATAGCAGAGATACGTGATGCTAACTCTACTAAAGCTAGAATGGGAGAAGGTAAACCTCCATCACCTATCAAAGCAGGTCAAAAGCTTTATGAAGGTATGAAAAACATAGTTAAAGAATCTATGGTAAGAAGCAGTGCTACTCGTATAGAAAACGAAGAGAACTATAAGAAAACTAAAATTAAATAACTTAAGGATACTCAATGGATACATTTATGACCCCAAATGGTAAGGAGATAAAGATTGTTAATGCTCCAGGTACTGGACACTATCAAATACAATTTACACAAGGTGGAGAACTCCCACAAGAACTAACAGGATTCTATACTTCTAGTGCTGTAGCACAAGTAGCTGTTCGTAACTATCTATTAAATAATAAAGATAGGTTTGAAAAGAAAGCAGAAAATAAGAAGTTTGTTAATGAACTAAAACAATCATTAAAAGAAAAAGAACAACCTACCGAGGAATAATAATTGGCAGCTAAAACTGAAAGAGTCTTTAGATCCTTTGTCAAGGGTCTAATTACTGAGGCTAGTCCTCTAACCTTTCCAGAGAATGCTTCTATTGACGAAGAAAACTTTGTACTCAATAGAGATGGTTCTCGTTCAAGAAGGTTAGGTATAGACTACGAATCTTTATATGCAAAGACTTCTACAGGTTTAACTGCTGCTGATCTTCAAGAAGGTAAACAATCTTTTCATAGATGGGATACTCCAAGTGGTAACTCTTCTATTGCTATAGGTGTTGTTCGTATTAAAAACAAACTATGGTTTGTAGATTTACTTACTAATGCTCCTAGTGATAACCTTTTAAATAGTGGTAATGCTCTTACTATTTCAGGATTATCTAATAATAACATTGAAACAGCTATTATTAATAATCAATTAATTATTGTATCTAAAGACTTAGATAAACCTGTATTACTTTCTTATAATAGCACAACAGATACTGTATCTCAATCTACTATTGATATTAAAGTCAGAGATATATGGGGTCTTGATGATGGTCTAGATGACGATGAAAGACCTGCTACTTTATCAAATGATCATAAGTATAATCTTCGTAATCAAGGATGGAATACTACAATCCAAGCTGTATCTAAAACAGCAGGAGGGGTTACCTATACTGATGCTTTAGGTACTACTTTTGCAGTAACTGGAGGGTATCCTAGTAACTCTGATTCATGGACTTTAGGTAAAATTAGTAACTCTGCTTCTGCTGACTATGAGAAATTTGATGCTGCAGTTTTACAAAAGAATTCACAATCTCGATATTCGGTATCAAGAGGCTCTATTGTTATAGATGCTTTTGATAGAGGTTCTTCTAGAGAAGCAGGAACAGATGTTACTGGTTTAAATTCAGATACAGAAACAGGTAATATATCTACGATAGCTTCTTATGCACAGCGTATTTTCTATTCAGGTATTGATTCAAGTGTTACAGATGGTGATGCTAAATCTCCTAATTATTCAGGATATATATTCTTTACTAAAGTTGTAACATCTAATACTGATTTAGGTAAATGTTATCAAGAAGCTGATCCTACAGACCCTGGTATTAATGACATTATTGATTCTGATGGAGGTACGATTCAGATACCTGAAGCTACTCGTATTATTAAAATAGCATCTTCTCAGTCTTCTTTACTTGTATTTGCAGAGAATGGAGTATGGGAAGTATATGGAGATACAAATGGTTTCGTAGCTACCTCTTTCCAAGCAAGTAAAATATCTCCAAATGGTATCTTAAATGCTAAATCTGTAGTAAATGTAGGTGGTAATTTTGTATACTGGTCAAAAGCAGGTATTTACTTATTATCTACAGACTCTGTAGCAGGACGATTCAAAGCTGAATCTATATCTCTTACTACAATACAATCTTTATATTTAAATATTCCTGATATTGGTAAGAACAACTGTAAAGGGTTCTATGATGAAAAAGAAAATAGAGTACGTTGGTTATATAATGATTCAGATGATGTTACTTATACGAACAATAATTATATAAACAGATATACTAAGGAACTTGTATATGATCTTACACTCCAAGCGTGGTATAAGAATTCTTTTAGTAGTCTTGCTTCAAACTCTCCTTATGTAGCTGACTATATTGAAGTTCCTGGTTATGCTGTTTCTAGTTTTGAACAAGCAGTAGAGGTAACAAGTGGAGATGTGGTTATTGATAGTAACAGTGATACAGTCGTTACAACAGAAGATCTTTTAATTAATAGAAGTTCTCAGTTTAGTTATCTAACTATTGTAGGAACCTCATTTACTATATCTAAATTTAATAGTCTAGCATTTAAAGATTGGGTAACAGAAAATAGCACTGGTGTTACTTATAGTAGCTATCTTGTAACAGGTTATGAATTATTTGGAGATGTAATGAGATCTAAACAAATACCTTATATATTCTTTTATTTTAATCGTACCGAAGATGGTTATACTCAAAGTGGTAGCAACCTACTATTAGATAATCAATCTTCTTGTTTAGTACAATCACAATGGAATTGGTCTGACAGTGCTAATAGTGGTAAGTGGGGTTCTCAGTTCCAAGCATATAGATTATTAAGAAATTATATTCCAAGTGGAGCAAATGATCCATTTGACTATGGTGATGGAGTTATTATAACAAAGAATAAACTAAGAGGCTCAGGTAAAACTTTAAGTTTAAAGATAAATTCAGAAGAAGGAAAAGATATGAAGTTACTAGGATGGGCTTACCCTGCTACAGCAACTTCGGTTGTTTAATGGAAATATTATACGAAGAACCAGGTAATGGTTTTGTAGGTATGAGATACGATTCAGACCTACCAGGATGGATGATACACATGGATTCTATACAATGGGGTCCTGAGACTTACAAAAGGTATCTAAAGATATGGGATACATATATTCTTGCTAAGATTAAAGAAAGAGGAATATCTGTAATTTATGGTTTACCTGAAACTAAATTAGATTTGAAATTTAATATGATGTTTGGAATGTTACCTACCAATTTAATAGTTACAACTACAGATGGTATGGATCAAATTTTAACAAAACGAGTTTTATAATGGAGACAGTTATGAGTTTAATAGCAACTTTATCTACTAAACAAAAAGTAGAGTTACTTAAAGAATTATATCATGATATTGCAGGTAAAGGGCAAGATGGTGATACTATGCTTGCTCATATTAATCCTGAAGAAGCTTTATTATTAAAAGCTTATGGAGGATCAGGTACTATAAATCCTTATACAGGACTTCCTGAATATAAAAAAGCTGTTAAAACTATTGCTAAAGTAGCAGCAGTAGCTGCGATAGGCTTTGGTGGCTATGCTGCTTTTGGTATGGGAAGCTTTGGTTATATGGGATCAGGTTTAGGAAGTTTTGCTAAACTAGCAACTACAGGTCTTTCTTTATCACAGGCTACTTCTGTAGCAGGTCTTGGTCTTCAAGTTGCTTCTTCACTTCAAGCAAGAAAATATGCAGGGCAACAATCAAAGTTTGAAGAAGCTCGTGTAGCTGAAGCTAAGAAATTAGAAGAATCCAGACAAAGACAAAGTGAAGTAGAAGCTAGACAGGCTCGATTAGCTCAAGTTAGAGAACAACGTATTAGAACAGGTCAAGTTGTAGCTGCAACGGGTGGAGCAGGGTTAGGTATGGCAGGTACATCTAGCTTTACTGGAGCAGTAGGTAGTATGGCTACTCAAGCAGCAGCTAACATAGGTCAAATTAATGTAGCTCAAGGCTTTGCTCAAGAACAATCAGGATATAATATTGCTGCAGCAGAAGCTGCTTCTAAAGGTTACCAATCAGGAGTTCAGGCATCTCAATGGCAGAACATGGGAACATTAGCATCAGGTATGTCAAAAGACTTTATCAATATCTTCAACGTATAGGATTAATTAATGGAATTTGAAAATACGACAATGCTTCAGTTTGATGGTGAAGAACTTAAAGGAAGACCTCTATCTGAAAATGAAGCAAAAGAGAAAGCTTTTTATTTAGCTTCTCAGTCTAATATAGATAATGCTGTAGATGTTTTTAATAAAACGTATGATGACTTAACTCAAATGGGGTACTCTGATGTCTATCAAAATGCAGAACAAGCTTATCAACTAGAATCAGATGAAAAGAATAAGTTAGTTATAGCTAACCTAATGGGTGATCAATCTATTCCTAGAGATCAGAAACAAAGAATGTTACGTCAATATAGCTTAGGTGGCTTTATTCCTAAAACTCTTAAAGATAAATACATTGAAGACATCGCTGTTCTTGAATTAGGCAAGTCTACTCTTGAGATGGAAGGACAAGATCAAATTGTTGATTCTGTAAATACTCGTGTAAATACTAATAATATAGAAGCTATAAAAGAGAATACTACTTTTCTTAAAACATTAGATGAAGACTATGCTAAACCTATTTCTGCTGAGGCAGCAGCTCTTGTAGGTAATTTAGGTGTAGGTACTGTTAAAGGTTTCTTTGGTGAGTTTCTTTATAAATTAGCAGGATTAACTGTAGACCTTCTTAAAGGTAATGATGTAGATATAGCTCGTTATAAAAAAGAATGGGAAGAAAAGTCTAATACTAAATTAGGTGTAGATAAACTACAGAACTGGTTTGATAATTTAGATCCTAAGTTTCTTGCTAAATGGATGGGTGTAGAAAAAGAGTTTGATGAAGCTTATTCTACTCAGGCTTTAAATTGGTTAGGTGGCGAGTTTGAACTAATAGCTGAAAAGACAGTAGAAAAAGGCATAGCTAAAGATAAAGATACAGCTCTCTTTACTATGGAAGCTATAGGTATGATGATTCCTTTTGCATGGAAACCTTTGAAATCAGGTTACAATAAATTAACACATCCTAAAGATTCTCCTGCAGTAGCCACTATAACTGCTAATCCAAAGTTAGCAGGTGACACTCTAGCTACTTCCTTAGATGGTCCTGATGGAGCTACTCTAGCTGATGCTATGGGTACTACTCCAGAAGCTATTATAGCTGAGAATGTCCTACCTAAACATGGTAAAAAAGCAGATACAGGAGTTCAATATTTTAAATATACTGATGAAGATGGAAATGTAGTATATAGAGAGATAGAAAAAGTAATTAAATCTAAGAAAAAAGGTGTACCTGATATTATTAGATTTAAGAAGACTAAAGGGCAAGACATGGAATATATGAGGTCTGCTGATCAAGGTGAGATAATAACTCTTACTAGACAAGATGTAGCCCTTCAAAATGGTCCTATTCCTGACATTAATAGAAGACTTAAAGAAAAAGAAGGAATGACAGAGCAAGCTAAGATTATCTATGACTCTTTATTTGATGATACTATTGTAGATTCTCCTGCTCGTTTTGCTGACTTTGAAAGACGTTTTAATATAGCACAGTCTACTAAGTTACATCATAATCTTCCTGCTTCTACTTTTAATATGGGAGATAAATTCCTAACAGGAGAGATGGTATTTACCCAAGGTCCTGACTATGCTTTTGCTACTAAAGCTGCTGTTGAACATGGAATTAAACAATTAAAACCTTTAGTAGATGCTATGGATAGTCCTGGTACTATTAGAGTAAGAGATCTTAAAACTAATAAAGTATATGAAGCAGATGCCTTCCTTAAATCTAAAGCTAAAACATTAGATAAAGGTGAGTTTCAAATTGAATATGACTTTAAAAAAGAGTATGACTTATTAAAGAATCCTGTTATACAAGACAATAGATTAGACTCTGAAACTATGTCTTTCTTAGGTGGTTTAAACGCAGGGGGTTATAAAACATCTTCTATTAGTGAATACTTTTCAGGTACAGGATACTTTCCTAAATGGGTAGAGATGTCTAGAAAAGGTGTTGGTGAGAAAGCTGAAAGCCTTTTAAATCGTGTTACTGAAAAGATGGACAATATGGTTAAAGTAAGTACAGACATTAACCCTTACATGGGACATATTGCAAGAAAGATGGAAGCAGAAAGTATAGATCTTTATAGTTTCTCTGAGTTATCTAATATTGAAGTTAATGGAGTTCGTTTAGGAGACAAGCTTACATCTAAACAACTTGAAAGACTTGATGCTTTACAGAAAGAGTGGAGAACTGTTCAAGATACTCTATTTGAAATTACTAATCAAGGTGAAAAGACTAGATTGTATGCAGAAGGTTTTGATAAAGGTATTTATATCAATAATAAACCTACTCTTATGTTTGCTAAACAGTTTAATCAAAAAACAGGAATATCTTTAAGTGAAGTTCCTGCAGAAGTATTAGACATTGATACAGGAAGAATAGTTAAATATGTACCTGATCAATCTAAAGGAAATATCTTTAATGCTAAAGATCCTTCTGTTAATATAGCTTCAGGTAAAGAGTTAATAAGATTAAATAAAAAACAAAAAGATGTTACAGGAGCATCAACTGACTATGCTCTAATTAGTGCTAAAGGTAAATCAGAACTTAAAATACTTCCACAAAGAGTTATTAATAAGATTCCTGGACACTATTATAAACAATATGAAAGTCATTTCTTTATTAAAACTAAACCTACTTATGTAAAACATAATGGTATTGAGTATGGTAGAGGAACTAATCGTGCTGTTCCAGATGAGTTTATAGAAGTTAAAGGAACTGCTACTACAAAGTATGAAGCAGATTTATTAGTTAAAGAAATGTCTGATCCTAACTCTCCTAACTATGTACCTGATGCTGTTGTTATGTCTCCTGAAAAATCAGTAGCCAATAGCATAAGTGATCATTTAGCTATTTATAAATTAGATACTGATAATTATAAGAACGCTCTAACTCGAGCTGAAGGTGTTCGATATCTAAAAGATGATAATGTTATCATGGATCCTTTAAAAGCTTTACATGAAAGCTCTCGTAGAATTACTTCTACAGCAGCAGCTTCTCAGTTTGAAAAAGCCTTTACTGAAAAGTTTGTAAAAGACTTTAAAGACGTAATCCCTGGAGATTCATTTCCTAGATCATTAGATGAAATCTCAGCAACAGCTAAAGGTTTACCTGCATCTCCTGCCTTAGAACAGATGGTTATAAATGCTAAATCTGCATGGAAAAGACATGATCATTTTACTCAAGCAGGTGAAGTTGGAGCTTTTGATAGAGCATGGTTTAATTCATTACAGTCAATGGCTGACATTTTAGAGTCTCGTACCTTTAAAGTACCTGCTCCTGTTCTTAGAGAGTTAGCAAGTATGGGTATTAGTGGTGCTTCTACTGTAGGTAAGGCTTTGGCTACTCGTCTTATGATTACTTATGTACTTCCTATGAGACATTGGATTATTCAACCTTCTATGTTTGTAGAACAAGCTACAGTATTTCCTAAGACAGCTAAGGCTACCTTTACAAAGACACCTTTATTAGCTTCAGAACTATTAGGTTTTGATAATAGTGCTGTTAAAAGTATTGTTATTAAAGATCCTAAAGCTAAGTTAGAATATGATCTTGAATTAAAAGCACTTAAAGAAGCTAATGTTCTTGAAACAATTAACCAGAACTTGGCTGCTCATGAAGTTTTAGGTAGACGTATTAGAAGCTTTGATGAAGGAACTACTATAGCAGGTAAGCTACTTAGACCTGTACAAACTGCTGAAGGTGTCACTGCAGGTGCCTTTAACAAGTATGGTTATGGTGTATCTGAATTAAGTAACTTAGTAGGTATGTTTTTACAGAATAAAGAAAGATGGAAAGCAGCTAATCCAGGAAAAGACTGGACAACCAAAGCTAATGTTCAAAGTTTAGCATTCGAAGCATGGAAACAAGCAGGTGCTATGTCTCGAGCAGGTGCTCTTCAATTCCAAAGACAACCTATTCTTTCTTTCTTAACACAGTTCCAAGCTATTAACGTTAAAGGTTTAGTAAACGTATTACAAGATAATGCTACTAATCTAACTAGAGGACAAAGAGCCATGTTAGCAGGTAACAGAATTCTACTACATGGTGTTAAATATGGTACCATAGGTGGAGCAGGTAAATTAATATATGATTATTTTGCTAATCATGATGATCCTGAAATCCAAGCTAATGCTGAGCTTCTTCAAAAAGGTGCTATAGATTTATCTATTGAATATCTTTCTGAACTAATAATGGATGAAAAGTCTGATGTAAGTATATCTCAATCAGCTTCTGTAAGTGCAACTAATGCTCCTATAGAAGTATTACATGGTCTTTTCCAATCATTTGCTTGGTTCATGGGAGATAGACAGGCACAAGCTCCTAATATACCTTTCAATAAAGCAGTAGGTAGAATTATGGAATCTGTTTCTAAAGCAGAAAACATATTTAAATATAGAGATGTCACTGGAGATTCTATGTTTGAAGTAATGCCTGCTCTTTTAGAAGCTACTTCGTTAGGTTCTAACTTAGCTAAAGCTCGTAGAGCATGGAGAATGCAAGATCTTTATACTAAAAATGGCTTTGCTAAAGGATTAGAAATTACTAAAACAGATGCTTTCTGGCAAGCTTTAGGTTTTTCAACCTTTAAAGAAGCTGAACTAAGACGTGGAGAAGAACTCAAAAGAAGTTCACAACAAAGAGTTAAAGATGCTATTAGTGATCTAGATGGAGTCTTTGTTGATATCTTTACAGGTTCAAGAGCAGATGCAGAGACTAAGTTTAAACTACTTAACTTTGAAATGAATTTACTAAGACAAGAAGGTAACTTCTCAGGCTCTGAATTAAATGAGATTTATAAAGAAGTTCTTAGCCGTCAAGCAGCAAGAGCAACAACTACTCGAACAGGGTCTCTATTTACTTACTTATTAAATAGTGACGGAAGAGGAGAGGATATGCAATCTATTGTTAATATCCTTAAGAATGTAAAGAAAAATGATCCTGTACTTCAGGATTACTATGACATGATCGTAAACAGAAAATTATCACCAATCAAGGAATAAGAAAATGCCTAAAGCACCTGACTTTCAACAAAGTATATCACCTTCTAACTTTAAAGCTTATGTACAACAAGGAGTTGTAGATAAGTCTAAAGGAATGCAGGCTGCTGCTGAGGGAGAGTTTATATCTAGCCTTGCTTCAACAGGCATAGAAGCTTATAAAGCTTATGATAAACAATCTACATTAGCAGATGTTACAGAACAACTTAAACAATTAGAAGAAGAAAGATCTAGCCGTAGTCTTGAAGGAATTCAGAATCTACAGCAAGGTATTGCTTCCTCTGAAGGTCAACTTCAAATGATTAAACAGAGTTCAGGCTATGATGAATCATATCCTATTATGTTGAATACAGAACTAGATCAACAAACAAGAGGTATTACAGGAGCTCTTGAAGAACAAACTTCTAAGCTAATGAGAGCTAAAGAACAAGGTATTATGAAAGAGTTTGAACTTGGTGAGAGATTAGCTAAGATTACACGAGAAGCTGTATCTAGGAACCCTGCCTATGCAGGTGAAATCATGGGTCAAGTATCAAAAGTAGCAGATATGTTAAATATTACTGCTCGTGTAAAACAAGATGTTAAGACTGTTAAAGACCAACAAGATGCTGTTGAAGCTGATCTTAAAAAGCTTGTAGATACAGGTGTAGCTTTAGGTGTCTTCCCTTGGCAACCTAAATATCAAACTCCTCAAGGAACAGACTATCAATCTTATATGATGGATGTAAATCGTATGGGAGCTTTAAAAGAAAATAAAACAAGATTAGATTTTATTAAAGATTCAAGAGTAACTTTAAATGCTCTTAATGCAGAAGAGTATTCTGCTAGTGGGCAGTTTTCTATAGATCAGGAAACTATTATCAATAGCTTCTCAGATGATGCTTTAGAGATTATAAACTCAGATGCTCCTAATAAAGAACTTTTATTAAATAATCTAGAGAAAGATCTAAACATCTATGTAAATAAATTAATGGTTAATAGTGGGCTGTCACCTAATGATCCTTCTATTAAAGATGGAGTATCCTATGTAAAAGACCAAATTAAAACACTAAAAGAAGGTTTTATAGGAACAGCCAATGGTACTTATGATCGTACCAAATTAGACAATGATATATCTGTCAATAAAAATATAGCAATTAAAAGACTAGCTAAAGACTTTGAAGCAGAAGGTAAAGATCTATATAAGTTTAATTATTTAATGGATATGGCTAAAGACTTTCCTGAATTACTAAGATCTGATTTTATAAATCAATCATGGAAAGACATTCAAAAGTCTACTTATACTATAGGTACTCCTGATGATGATGGTTATTCAATAAGAGCTATTAAACCTAGAAAAGAACTAAATAATAAGTCCTCTTTACAAGACTATACAGAACGTACATTAAGACAAGCTAAAGCTAATGAGACTGATATACCTAAGTTTGATGAAGCTCTTGAGAAACATATTCGTGTTATTGGTAATGATCAACTTACTCAGCAACAAGGAGTGTTAGCTACTAGAAACTTAATTAATTCTTTACAAGACCCCTCAATTAAAGATTTATATGGTAAACTAGATCCTACTACTATAATGAATGCTAATCAGAATGTATTAAACTTCTCTACAGTATTAGAAAATACTACAAGAGAATTTAAGAATGCAAATCCTGATCTTAAGCTCGAAACAGTAAGGAGAGATGATGGTACTATTGCAATCAAAGGTCTACCTGTTGGATCTACTTTCAGTAGAGCAGTTAAAGAAATTAATGCTAGCTTTAGGGCTTTCTATCATACTTCAGGTATGTCTCTTGAACAAGCAGCAAATGAGTTTTATGCTACTATCCCCTCATTGGGGCTTACAGGAGTACCTCCCTCACAAAAGCAGTGAGCCAGTAGTATCGCAATCAGATAATACTACTGGCAGCAATAACCCAACAAACCTTAAGACAGCAGATGCTAAGTCTTTTAGAGAGTTTAAGAATGTAGAAGAAGGTATTAAAGCTTCTGCTGATCAACTGTTTAGATACTTTTCAGGAGAAGGTCCTGCTAAAGGTAAGCCTACTAAGACTGTTAAAGATGTTATAGCTCTATGGAGACCTGCTTCAGATCGAAGAGGTGAAAAAGATATTAGTCAAGCTAACTATGAAAAGATTGTAGCTCAATCTATAGGAGTTAAAACTAATGAGAAAATAGACATTAATAATCCTCAAGTATTAGGTAAGCTATTACAGGGTATTACTAAAGTAGAAGGCAAAGAAGTACCTCTTGATACTATTATGAAGTCTATTGGTGGAGTTAGAAAAGATGGTACTTATAAAGGAGCAGGATGGTTAGGACCTTTAGAAAGACCAGATGGTTATGTAATGACAGAATATTCTATTGAACCTACAATAGATGGTAAGAAAGTATTAATACCTTCTATAGTACCTACTCTAACTAAAGCAGAGATACAAGAGTTATTAACAATGACTAATGATAAAGAATTTCCTGAAGCTATTAAACAAAAAGCTATAGAACATGCTAAGAAAAGAATAGCTCAAGGAAAGAGTCCATTCATTGATTAACTGGGGATCGTTTAAACTACCTCCAATTAATCTTTGGAACATTCCTTACCAGGATAAATTGGATGGAAGTTGGCAGGTAGGTTTATATAATCTTGATAAAGACAAGCAGTCCTAAAGTCTTTAGGCTCTACTGTTTTAATTAAACATTTATTAACGTAGTCTGTAGCATGGGCACACGATTCAAAGTTGCCCTCGTACATAGGTGTGTTGTTGATATATACAACTAAAACATATTCAAACATATATGTCTCCTGTAAAAGTATAGGTAGTAGAGGAGAGGCGAACCCCTACTACCATACACGTCTCCCTAGTCAGGGACTTTAACTACCATCACTGGTAGATTTCTTTTCTGGGCATACTTAATACCATACTCTGTACCTTTACTACGAGTATCCCAGATGGCTAGAACTTTATCTGCGTTATCTATCATCTGTTTAGTTCTAACAAAGAAATACTTACTATCAAATTCTGCTGTAGGATCTATTAGATG